TGTCGCTGATGATCTCACTGAACGGCGCTTTATCTTCAAAGGCGTTGCGGATGATCTCGCGCAAGCGATCGCGCGTCGTTTCGCTGATGGCCCACTTCGCGTTTGGATTCGCGACGAGCTCGCCAGATTCGTTGTACTTCATGCCAACGAGTTCAGCGGAGCGCTTGGCGGCGTATTCGGCGGCCTGGTGATTAGCTCCCGCAATAACGTCAGAATCCGTGATTTCAATTTGCAGCCACGCGTCATGAATTCCCGAAAGAGCCGCTTGCTCGAGTGAAGCGCGAGCCTCGGCTGGGATGGAAGCGAACTCGTACTCGATCTCGGCATAGATCGAATCGGCGATGTGATCGGAGCTGTCTTCATTGGCCTTTCTCACTTTCTTAATCAGCTGCCGGGCTTTTTCTGCGGCCTTCTCTTTCTGCCGGCCAAACACCTTGACGAGCGCAGCTTCGAGTCGCGCACGCGCATGTCGTCGCGTCGGTGTTTCGTGTCCTGGATCGATCTTCGCGCGCTTAGCGATTTTCTCGTTTGATCCTCCGGGTTTCGGTTCCGGCTTGGGCATCGCTTCGGCCATGTTCTTCGCATGCTCTACCTGGTCGTCGAGAGACAGCGGCACAGGACCGGTTGCAGTGATGATGATCGACTGGTCGGCTTCCGGTTCCTGCAGCGGCGGAAGTCCGCGGTTCTCACGCACTTCATTCAGCGTGCGGATCCCGACCTTCACGTCGCTCGCGTCGATGACTGATTGCTTTTCAGGATCAACGTCGGTGTCTTCCTGATATGTGCCTTCGTAATCCGGAAATCCGAGATAGCGCTGAATCATCGGACTAAGAACGCAGCTCTCGCCCCAATCCAGCCAGGGCTCGAGGCCTTCCTTCTCCGCAGATTCTTGGTTGACTTGGCCGGATCGCATGCCCATCACGCGCTGCAACCGTTGCGGGCTCGTCCCGAACGCATAGCACAGGCAGCGAATCACGTAATCGTCGAACTCGTCTTTGAGCAACGCTTCCTTCGGGAATAGTACTTGTTCTTTCGAAGGGTCCTCATGGAATCCTTGGATCAGACGAATCTGCCGGCGCTTGGAAAGAATTCCGGACAGCTCAGCATTCAAAACGGTCTGCGCTTCCTTCAGCTTGTCTTTGGTGACGCCCGACGGCACGATCTGCATCGCATCGGGGATCGATCCGTCGGTGTAGTAATTTTTTTGGAAAGTGAGCCGCATGTCGCCCGTCATGACCATCGTGATCGCTTGCTCGAGCGGCGACATTCCGTAGAGCCGGTACGTCTTCAAGTTACGCATCGCATAGAGCAGCTGGTCGGTCGTGAGATCGACCCACGGAATACCAGTTCCGCCTGATTGCCCAGCGTCCCACACTTGTGCATAGGCCGGGTTCGGCGGTTGCGGCGTCCCGCCCCATGCGTCGAAGTAACGTGTGATCTGCGCGCCATCGATCGCGCGAAAGTCGAAGACGCTTCCCTTCGCGGTGCGGCGCACGAGTACGCTGGCCGCATCGATCACCAGCATGTCATCGAGCAGCATGCGCATGAATTGAGACCAGGACTGGTCGGCATTCGGTCGGGCGAGGAATTGCTCGATGTCGTTGATCTTCGCGGGATCCGGTCTGCGCTTGGCGTAATCCTTCGCCGATTCGCCTGGTTTGCGCTTCAGCCGCACATTGATCGGCATGCGCGATACCTGGTCCTCGACGTTCTCGATGATGATGCGCGCCAGGTCGTACATCGAAGCGTCGCGGAGCTGGTTGACGTTGTATTTCTCACGGGCGCGCGGCGTGTAGTTTAAGTTTTGGCCTGGCTGAATCTGCGAGACCCATGGCTGCGCGTTGTCGCCGCCAATCGGACGAAACGGTTGCAGCGGGCCGAATTGCTGAACCGTATCGAGGCCAGTGATGGAATCTTGCGGCTGGCGGAATACTTGCGTGATCGCGCGAGCGACTGATCCGAGCGCAACGAGTCGAGGAGCGGACGAGGGAGGCACGCCTACGGTTTTAGCTTGGAAGGCAGGGAATGTCTACGCGCATGCGGAGCGGCGTTGCTCATTTCGCAATCCGGTCATCCCTTTGCTGCGCGTAATTCTCAAACACTCGAACAATCTCTGCTGCAATTTGGAAATCGTCATCGAGGGTATCGTTCAAACTGACTAGTAAACTATCGCATTGTCGGTAGACGCGCTGCACTTCTGGCTTGAGGGTTCTTACATATTCTTCTAGAAAAATGCGTTCCATACCCACCTCATTTCGCAATCCACTTCTCGGGATCGAGCACTGTCTTTTCGTAAGCCAGCGCGCCGCAGGTATTGCATTTGCGCTCGACCATCGGCTTCGTCGCCTGAACTTTGTCCTTCTCGCCGACTAGAATCTCAGCTGGTGGAACGAATCGCAGCGTGCAGCCAGAGTGCCCACAGGCGGGACAAATCGAATCAAGCGGAATGTGCCGCGGCGCGGGCACGACCTTGCGTTGCAGCCAGCTCATCTTCCAGTTTCCTCTTTTTCCATTTGGAATATTCCAGGATGCCGATGTTCAGACAGCCGAGACAGAGACGGCACTTCTCTTCGACGTAACCCGATTGGCAACAGCGAATGCAGCGTCCATCTGGTGCCAATCGGACGCGAAGAGTTGGCAGCTTCATGCGGATACGGATTGCGATTGGAAAAGCAGCGCCCTTACAGCGCAGTCTTTCGCTTCGAGCAATTTGCGGAGCGCGACAGTTCGCTCTGGATTGCTTGGCAGAGTTTCAACAATGTTCTTCGCCAGGTCGGCGAACGGCTTGCTGGCTGCCTGGAGTTTTTCCGGAAGGTGTTCGTAAACGAAGAATTGCAACAGGTAATCGTGCATGTAGGTCTCCTTTTCATTTGAACAGATCATTCCTGGACTGCCGCTCACCGTCTTCCCGCGCAATCGGTCCGCCTTCTTCCTTGCCGCAATTTGTGCAATGTTTGATCGGACCGCGACGCACGATGGAATTCTTGCCGCAGAACGAGCACGCCTCGGTCTTCGCATTCGTCGCGGGCTTCATGAGCGTTGACTGTTGCACGCGCATATTCTGTTCTTCCTTGGCCTGTTCGACAAGCGCGAGCCGTTGGTTCTCTGGAAACAGTTCCGTCATTGCCCAGACCATCGCGTCCATCCGGTTCGGGCTGTGCTTGTCCCCGGGCACGTAACCGCAGCATTCTTCCTCGAGCTTCGCGAACTTGTCGGATGCGCCAACGTGATGAACGTAGCCTTTTTCGTACAGCGCGCAGATCGGTTCGGCCCGCACCAACTTGCCGCGCGCAGCCACGACGTTTTTATAACTCATGTTGTCGTCAAACATTTTGATCGTGGTCTCGACCATGTCGCCGCCATAGTTCGTTTCCCCGACGACACGATCAGCTTTCAGTTCGCTGTACGACCAGGTGATGCGCGCGGCCCATTCCTTCGGTGTCGTCGCAAGAAGCGAGTCATCCTGGAGAATATATCCGTGGCCGTCGGTTCCCAGGCCCGCGGCCACTATGCCGACCTCCGTGGTGCTTCCACCGCTTGGGTCAACGCCGATGACGATCCGCACCAGGTCGGGCGCTTTCTCAACGCGCAGATCGTCGAACAGTCTTTGCTTCCACAGCGCGCCGGGAACTTCGTCGATGTCCTCGGCCATGATTTCTTGACGCACGGCGAGCGCCGTCATGTCGCCCGACACTTCGGAGATTCCTTCCTGTGAGATGTGCGGATTGTCGTGCGAGGTCCAGTGAAGGCACAGCCAGGCGGGATCGTTCATTTTCTCTTTGTACAGTTTTGCGGCGTGGCGTTTGTCCGTGGCCTTGGAGACGGAGCGCGTGTGCAGCGATGGCGGAGTGTAGATCAGGACCGCGTCACCGTTGTTGTCCATGAGCATGGGAAGACCGACGATCCCCCATGCGTCTTCGTTCATGAGCTGGAATTCATCGAGGATCAGCAAGTCGGCCGTGTCTCCGCGAAGGCCATCAGCGTTCCAGGCCGTCTTTGCGCGGATGCGTTGCTCAGTGCCAACGAGCTCGATAATCTTGTCGGACTCGTATTTCTTGAAGACGCCGTACTCGAGCGGCTCAGCGAGCGACAGAACGATCTCGTGCCAGAAGCGTGCGATCTGATCTCCAGTGGGAACGGCATAGAGAACGCGGCGGCCGGCCAGAAACTTTTCAACGGCGAGGATGGAAACGCCGACGGTCTTACCGCCGCGGCGGCCGGCGCGAATGATTTTACGTTTGAGCGGTGAGTCGATGAACAGCCGTTGTTTCTCG